GCACGGCACCGGCTTGTACGACCGGGCGCTGGGGGCGGTTGCGCAGGCTGTTATTAAGAGCGGCATTCCTAGCAAGCAAATCACGCGTTTCACGGTCTTTCTCCTGTCTTAGTTGATCAGCGTCCGCTTGGATCGCCTGCTGTTTCTCGACCGCCTCTTGTACGGCCTTGGCGTGCGCCTCCTGTTGCCGGATGCGCTCGGCGTCCCACTCGGCCTGCACGACCATCTTGCCGTGTGACGTCCCCTTAACGTAGCCAGCGCCGCCCGCAACGACTACCGCGATAACGGCACCAGCAAGAAAATAGGGGTTCATTTTGGCGGTACCTTCGTACCTTCGAGCTTCTTATGGACTTTGATCGTCTTGCAGACTTCCATGTCCTTACCCTTGACCTTCTCGACACGGCAGACTTTCTTCATCTCACCGCCGGCAAACGCCACCATCGGCACAAACGCAATAAGTGCAACGAGTTTCTTCATGACGATCTCCTATTCAATCTCAGGTTGAGGTGCTGGGGGAGGCGCTGCCTTGCCGCCGAAACCGGTGACAACAGGCGCGGCGGCGAGCTGCGGTTCGATGCGCTGCACCGGCGCGTGTGTCGGCGACGGTGACTTAGGCGCTGGCGGCGGTGGATCGGTCCAGTCGCTGGCCTTCGAGACGCCAGGCGGCGGGTCGATCAATTTGGCGACGCCATCTTTTCCTTTGATGGCAAGTAATGTTGCCAGAGCGCCCAATATGTATTTCGACATGTCGGAGAGCAGCATGAAGAACTGCTTATCTGCTGGCGCAATACCCACCATCGGCTGCGTCACGAAGACGACCGAATACATGGCCAAGCTCGACATCATTAACAGCACCAGACAGAAGGTGGCGCCAATGATTAGCTTGATAACGCTGTCGATTAGATCAGGTGTCCATTTCATTTTTGTTCCTCCGGCTTGAAGTCAGACGCGGGCACTAGCTGATCTGGGCAGGTGCCGGTCACAGCGCAGGTCGGGCGTTGGCATTCGGGCCTGTTCCAGTTCTTGTTATCCTGGCAGGGATAGCGGAAGCGGTCTTCGCAGCCGACCAGCCAAACGATGCCTGCAATACTAAGCACCAAAAATATGAAGCGCGTGATCATAGTGTTTTTTCCTATCCTCGAGTCCGATGGTGCCGCCGTTGATGCGCCGGGTCAGCTCCTTGATGTCGCCGGTGTCTGCCCACTGGTTCAGCTTCTGGCTCTCCCAAAAAAAGCAAGCAGACTGGCAGGCTCCCTCGAACGTGCCGAGATAGGCCGGCACGTCGTCGATGTTCATCTCCAGGCTGTCAGCGAATGCCTGATAGTTTGATCGTCCAGTAAGCTGAATAAGCCCACGGCCGCGAAAACGATAACCGTCCCCGCTAGACTCATCGCCGTTGCCCATGCGGTTAGCATAGATAAGATTTGCAATGGCCTCTTGTTTGTTAGGCCGCGCGCAATACTGATTAGCTGTGACATCGTCAGGAAAATATTTAGAAAACAGACGCCGCAGCGCCTGGGGTTTGTAGTTAAGGTTTTCGACGATGCTGGAAAAGCCACCTGACTCATGCGCACACTGGGCTAAGAACGCCGCCATGCGCTTCGGGGTGTTGATGTCGTAATCGGGGAAGAGTTGCGCAAGCGCGCGGTGCCAGTACTCGACGTACTTGTTCTGTGGAATGATCTGACGTAGTTGGGCTTCGGTAATCATTTGCCGTATAACCTTTCTTCCAGTATTTCACGTCGCAATTCTTTCATCTTCCTGACTTCAGCCACCGCCGCCTGCGTTGCGACATACATGTCGTAGTACATGAATGCCAACACGGGCATGACGATGAAAAAGGTCAGTAGCACTGCCATGACGGTGATTAGTAGTGACCAAGGGACGTTTTCATCATCGCGCTTCTTGTCGTTAGCCACATTAGTCCCACTCCCCACAGCACTACGAAAACGACCGCCGAAATCCATGTTATTTTGGCTCTTAGTTCCGCTATTTTTCTTTTGCGTCGCCATCTCGCCATCTGAATCAGTTTAAGCTCTTCTGCGTGCGCCTGATCTTGCTCGGCCACGATGGTTTGCCACATCTCTTCAAACTTGCTCCAAAGTGACCCCAATTCTGGCGGGCTACGGTACACCATCGTTTCGCGTATCTCGGCCAGCATGGCGTCTAACCGTGTCGTGATGATGATACGGCGCAGCGCCCGGCGCCCAACGCTCTCCTCACCCTTGTAGACCTTTTTGCTTTCCATCTGCTCGGCCAACAGCGCCTTGCTTAATGCGTCATACGAGTCCATCAACGCGCCCAACTGGTTGCCAATCTCGGTGAAGACGTCATTCGGATCAGCCTTGGCGATCTCTTGAACGCGCTGCACTTCGGCGTTGTACTTCTGCTTCTGCTCAACAGTCGGGTTGCCGCCCGTTACCTTATCGAACTGCGCACGCAAATCCTTCAGTACTTCTGACACCTCGCCGCTGGCGTTCTTGATGTCCTTGTAAAGCTGGCAGCCCTTCTTGACCGCGGCGACTGCGGCGTTTGCAGCGGCAAGAAGGGTTAGTGGGTCAATTTTTTACTCCATAGAAATACCGCGACGACGCATCTCTTCTTCAATATCCAACAAAGACGGTTCAGGGGCCGCTTCAGGCGCCGCTACTTCGGCCGGTAGATTAGGCTGCATTACATCCACCATTGGACCACCGCGCGCGCCAGTAATCGCCACTCCTTTACCAAGCGTCTGTATTGCGTTGTAGGCTTTCTCACCCTTGGTTTTTCCTTTAGCCAAATCTAGCAACAGTTTACGGTTGTTGCCCTCGAACAACACTCGAGAGAATGCTTCTGGGCTGGCAATTAGCGCGTCGACCAAAGCACCAGCTTCTTTAAGCAACAGACTTTGCGTAGCAGTAGCGCCGGCGCCGCGTGATACGCTATAGACCGTGCCGGCAGATGGGCCTGCGGTGCCTGCTGCGGTTTGTCTGGCCAACACGCGCTGCATGTATTTCACAGCTAACTGGGCTTCTTTCAAATCAGCCGCGTTAGGGAACAGCGCCGCTAAGTCGCCTTTTTTCTGCAAGGCTTTCAGCATATTGTCGATACTTACCGCCGGGTCAAGCGCCGACCCACTGGCGCGGCCTTGTGTCAGTACGTCATCTAAAGCACTGCGGCGTACCGTGTCCAACACCGACGTTACTTGCGGGTTAGGGTGCGCCGACATAACTTGAACTAAGAAGTTCTGCTGCGACTCCGGCAATTTTTTCAGCCTAGCTAAAACCTGTTCTGGCACCAATTCCGTTACGTTAGCCTTATCAAAAGCCTTTGTAAGTGGTCGGTCAGAGAACTCTTCAATGCGACGAATATTGGCCGCAAAGTTGTCGCGCGCCTGAAGTAACTTGTCCGCGCCGGGTACCTTATTTTGAATGGCCGCGTCTAAGGATTCCTTGAACCCACGCAATACGTTCATGGCAATGCCTTTGGCTTTGCCTGGCGCTACGCCTTCAAAGATATTGCTGCCCCCAATCGTGGCCTTACCCGAATAGGCGGCGTCGCCCCATATGGCCAAGTTATCTTGCAATCGTTTGATATCAATCGATCGAATGACATCCGGTGTCGCGGGCGTTACGATCGTACTTGCCGGTGTACCGCCTGGGCCAAGCACAGTTGATGTTGTAGTCGTCGCAGGTTTGCCCGGCTCAACGTACTCAGTCAGGATACGCTCTAACGACGACTTTAGCTGGGCAAAGCCAGGCTCTTCTGGCGCAATGGTCGCGAGTTGCTGCCGGACTTTATCGACGACTGGTGAGGTGTCGATCATGCCGCCGGCCGACTTGGCCGCGTTGAAGTCTTTCTTAGCGTCGCCGCGCAATTTGGACGACAGCGCCTTGCCGTAATTCTGAAACGCGTCGTATACCGCTTGAGTCGCGGCTTCTGCCCGCTGAAGCGTGACTGGCGCGCCAGCAGAGCGTTGAAATAGCCGGTCAAGAAATCCTTCGACGTCGATGGCTTGCCCTTGACGAAACGCGATAGGCGCTTGTCCGCTACGCGTTGACGACTCGGTTCTCGCTTCAATGGCTAATTGTTGGCGGTCTAACGCTGCTTCGCCCGGCGTCAGTCGGCCAACACGAAGCAGTTCACTTGTTTCTGCTACTGATGGCATCGTAACGCGCGGTTGTGTCAACGCGCGCTGCGCGCCTAGGTAACTAGCCTTTGCAGCGTAAGGCGACATACCCAAAGCAAGTTGTGCGGCAGGACTTTCTGGCGCTACCGTGCCGGCGAAAAGACCTGTTGTACCACCTACGCCATATTCGCCTGCAACACCCATCTTAGTGCGGCCAAACAGACCAGGAACACCAACCGCCGTTAGCGCAGCCGCTGGCGTGCCGGCGGATGAAAACTCATACGCACCTTTGTAACCGGGTATCGAAAGCAAATCTACGCCGGTTAAATTGCGTATGCCACGCGCAATGCCAGCGGAAGAGAACGCGCTAGGGTCGTTACTTTTCTTAAGGTAATCGTACAGATTTCCCCAACCACCAAGGATGTCGACAACACCTTTGGTGCCACCTTTAAATAACGACTCACCAAAATTCTGAAACTCTTTAAGCGTCGTCCCAGGCTCATCCATGACTGAACCACTTACGGTCAACAGACCGCGCCGACGCATTTCGGCTTCAACTTCCTCCAGCGTAGGTGTCTGTGCCATTATTTTTTACCTCCAGTTAACCTAGCGCGAGCCGCTTTTAACTGGGCATCAGTCATATTAGTTAATGTCCCACCAACGCTGCTGGGGCCAGTAAATATGCCGGTGTATGTAGGCGTATAGCCTGAAAGCGACTGATTCTTACGCAAATAATTTTCTGCGGAGTCAGCTTCTTTAATTATCGCGCTATTTCTATCTCTTAAATAATCTATTAGCTCACGTCTAGCAGAAGCGCTGTTTTCTAAGCGAGGAACAACACCCTTAACAAATTCTAGGTCGACATTAGATATGCCTCCGCCCAACTTCCCGCCCATACTTTGTAAAATAAGATCCGAAGCTGATTTTTGAAACTGCTCTGATCTAGACAGCGTGTCAGCATCACTTTTACTAATTAAACCTAACGAGTTTAAAAAGTTAGCCGCGCCTACACGGTTTGCGGCAAAAGATCCACCTATTAAACCTCGACTATCAAGATCAGCAAGCCGCGCAAGTGCGGTGTTACTTGCCACAGCATTGCGTTTGTTTGCTCTAGCTATAGCTATCTCATCAACGTCTAATTTAGCTAACCCTTCAACTACTTGTTTTGGCCCAGAAGGAAGTGAAGAAGTAGCAGTCGCTGTAACTTGAGTTGTAATCCGATCAACATCTCCAACAAACGGTTTGCGGACTTGTTTACCGTCTTTAACGTCGTACACAAACTGTTCGTCTTTCATTTCATCCACAAATACAGCTTTACCTTTATCCGGCCCTGTTTTTACCTCACCAACAACGGTGAGATTTGGCTTATCTTTCCTTAGCCCACCGCGCAGTATTTCGAGTTTGGTCTTCAAGTCCGTTACGTCTGGGGAGTTAGGGTCAGGCGCATTGCGTATTTGTTTTTCTAAATCAACTATAGCGTCAGCTAAAACTAGCTGTTTATCGGCGTCTTTAGCTCCGCCTTTTCCTAGCATTAGCGGGAGCTGTTTTGCATATTCAGTATTAAACGCTTCTGAACCAGGTTCACCTTTTAGAGAGGCTAAAGCAAAGGCATTCTTTTGCTCGTTTGTACCTCCTCCGTCAGCTCTGCCGCCACGCCGCAAGTCACTTATTTCCGTGTCAATAAGTTTAAGTTCAGGGCTGTCCGCAGAAGCACCTTCGGCTATGAGTTTTTGTTTTCCTGATTCTAACTCTCGGATGCGCGCAGCCGCCAGCAGTGCGGGCGACGTTCTTTCACGCGTACGCTGTTCAGCCAAGGCTTTGTCACCCTGCACTTTACGACCATACTCCGCTAATGCCAACGCACCTTGTGGATCACGCATACCGGATAGTTGCCGCGCAGCAGAAAAAATAGCGTCGGGGCTTGATAGGTCAAGCCCACCCAGCACCGACTGGCGCGCGCTGATCATGCGCAACTGTGGGTCTTCCGCACCCAGCAGACCGGCCAAGCCGCGACCGAACTGCTGACCCGCACGGATCGCGCCGAAACGGATGCTCTGATACGGATCAAGCTGCGCGAGTTCCGCAGCCTGCCTCTGCATCATCAAATCCTGCTGCCGTTGATACATCTCAGGCGAGGTGAACAGACCTAAAATTTCGCTTGCCATAGTGACCTCTTATATTCCGAATTCCTGCATGTTTTCACTAAAATCAAACGACCGCCCAGAAGGAACGCCGTAACCTGGAACTCTTGAGTGATCATACCCACCAAATAAATTTTTTAGCCCGCGAGTAAAATCTTGATTAGTGCCCAATCCTTGCAAGAATGATGCAGTCGGATTCAGCATGTTTGCCGCCTGCATAGTCTGCGCCGCACCCACGCCGCCAGTTAACAGTGCCTGCGCACTGGCAGTATTGCCGCCACCTAACGATGCACCGAGGCTCAATGGCTGTTGGCCAAGCGATTCGATATCGCCTGCTGCGCCGAGGTAGCCTTGGAACGGCGCGAGTGAGCCGACCAGACCGCGCTGGTAGCCGCCCAGCAAATCAGCACCGGTGCCAAACAGCGTGGTGCCGAACGCCAACTGACGCTGCCCTTGCTCTTGTGCCCGTGCGGCCAGCTCTGCATCCTGCTGTGCAAGCGCGTTGTAGTACGCCTCCATCTCTGGATTCGTCGCCGCAAGACCTGCACCACCACCTGGGCGCATACCTGTCGCACCAACCGACAAGCCCGAACGGCCTGCTTGGAACTGTTCGTTGCGTAGTGCGGCCAACTGACGCTCACGTTGTGGCGCCAAGATGTCGAGTTGCGAAGTCATGTAGCGTTGCGCTACTTGTTCGGGCGACTCGGCTAAATAACGCTGACCCAAATTGAACAGCCGCTGAGACGCGTCAGTCATCGGGGCATACAGTTCTGGTGCTTGTGCCAAGTAATCCATGCCTTGGCCGCCAGCCATACCCATCAAGCGGTCTTGGTAAGCACGCAGTTCTGGCGATACGGTATAAGACGCAGCTCTTACGCGGCCGTCTGGACCCGTCGTGAACTGACTTTGGCCAAATCGTGTCGTAATGCCTACCGGGCGAAAGCGTGCTTCTTCCGCAGCAATTCGCGCGGCAGCAATTTGCGCGTCGGCAGATGCCCGCGCGGCTCGTTCAGCAGACCTTGCCTGCATAGAGCTACCTACTAGCCCGAGCCCACCCCCTATAAGTGCGGCAGCGATAGGCATGTCATTCTCCTTTAATTAACACGTTGTCCACGTTCGCCGGGTCTTTTTCATCCGTTGCGTGGATACAGTACCAAACACAATCTTCAATCGCTTTCACGCCATGCGTGACGCCCGCTTTGATTTCAATGCACGCCGGAGCGTTCACGATTTCAATCTCTTCACCTACCAGCACTGCCACTTTGCCTTTAGCCAGAATAGACAAGTGGCTAAAGTCATGCGTGTGCTTCAAAATCGCCTGCCCAGCTTGTACACGTATTTCCTTTGCGTACAGTCCATCAGAAAAATGATGGATAAGCTGATGGTCAGGTAGTGTGTCAACAATCATGCAGTCCGCTTCCACATATACACCACGATGTACGGCTGCAAGTTAGCATTCGTAGCTGACGAACCTTCGGTGCTGATTGACGTAGCTGCGGTAATGCCTGTGGTGTTCGAGTTCGTGCTGATCTGGCTTCCAAAGCCGGTCGTGTTCTGCGCGTAATTCTGCGCGGCGCCAGAAGCTGAATGGGGACGATAGTAAAGCGCCGTGCTGTGTACGTGTCCTGGGTCAGTGACAGTCGTTGTCGCCGTGTGCGAGTGGCTAACATTAATCGCGTCTTTGGAGCCGCCAGTTTCTTCCGCAGTATCAAATGCGCTGTCGCTGGCATTCAAGCCCACCATTACGCGGCCAGCGCCAAACGCCGTCCATGTACCGAACCCTAGCAGCGTGCCAGGGTTCGTGCTATTGGTGGCATTCACATAGATCGACCCAACCGGATACAGCGCGTTCTTCACCGCATCCGCAACATCTTGCACAAATGCCGTCGTGGCTAACTTGGTGCTATCGTCTGTCGATGTTTGCGTGACTGCTGTTGTGCCCGTGGGCAGTGCAGGCGTGCCGGTAAACGTCGGTGAGGCGAGGTCAGCTTTTGTCGCAACGGCTGTGGCGATATTGTTGAACTCCGTGTCGATCTCGGTGCCCTTGACGATCTTACTTGCGTTGCCAGACGCCAGCGCGTCCTTGGCCGCAAAATCGGTAGATTTAACGTAGTTAGTCATGACACCCTTCCGTTCTTAGCTTGAATTTCAATACGCTGGATTGATAACGCTGCTCCATCAATGTCCGCTTCATACCCAGTCTGCACAATCTTGCCTGCGCCGGTAGCTTGTGCGTATAGCGTCTGCAAAGCAATACCATTAGCGTATTGAGCCACTGGCACACCGTTAGCGCCATACTCTGCTATTCCGTACTCTGAATTGCCTTGGGTTGGAATCTGTACGTTTTGCGATAAATAGTTTTCGTTAAAATCAAAACCCCATTTAATCGTAATGTACTGATTAGTGCCGCCAATCGCTACGATGGATATGCGCTTCAATATAGAGGTTATGCTTTGATCACCCAAGTCAGTGTGATTTGTGTAGTAGTACATTCGGTAGATTGAGCCGTTGTCTGTATGCCCGGTGTACTTACCGACGTAACCTGTCTTGCCGATTAATAAGTCGCCGTTGCGCCTTGCCAGCAACGCCGTCGGCTCTATGTCCGTCCAGGTAGTCACCCGCGAAGCACCGTCCTGCAACGTAGTGCGCGTGTCGAATACGTAGACTGACTTATTAGTTGGTAAAGTCAGCAAATAAAACGCGTCAACTTCTGAGTAGACGGCCTTAATGTTGGCTACGGTTTCGCCTGCGACAATACCCATCAAGTCGTTTCGGACATTCTTACTTAGGTCACGAAATGGCGCAGACTTTTCTTGAATGGTGCGCAAAATCGACCGCACGCCGCTGTTAGACAAGAACAGAACGTCGGTGTTAGTGCCTTGCACCGAATCACGCGCAATGCAGCCGATACCGATTACGGTGTCGTATAGCGACATCGTCGATGGTGCAGTCGCCCCTTGGTAGACCAGAATCTGGCGCTTACCAAAGATAAACAGGAAGCCGTTATGGGCGGCCAGCGCCACAATCTCGTCTTGTCCGTTCGGCCAAACATTGTTCACATTCAACGTACCTGACGTGCCGCCGGTGTACACATGGCCGGCTAATAGATCGGAAAACGTCAGCGTCTGTTTGTCCGACGCAGTGTTGGCAATCCACAGACGACCATACGCCGAAATGCAGACGTTGCCCAACGGCACCGTGCCCGCGTAGCCAGTCTTCTCACTGACACGGCGATAGGTCGTTGTGCTGACCGTTGGGTCGTAGATCAGCGGGTCATGCCCGGTTTGAAAGAAGTACGTGATGTTGTTAAGTGACGCGCACTGCCAATTGTTGGCCGTAATCGTCGGCGCCGTGCCGCCACCACCGTAGGTCAACTCGACAACCGCATTACTGCCGTCAAGTTTGAAAATCTTATTGTTGCCAGCAAACAGCACCGTGTACGTACCATCAGCCACCACCAGTTCATGAATGACACCGATCGGATTCGAGCCAAGATTGCCCGTGCTGGCGTTTAAGTTATCCCAACCCTTGCGCGCACCAATCCGGCCGTATTGATCGATGACGCAATTAATAGCCGTCAACGCAAAGCCCGCCGCCAAATCAAGCGGCGAGTCTTGCGTATTCAGGCCAAAGAAACCAGGCGCTGAAATGCCATAGGTTTGAATTGCTTGCGTCATGTCGCGACAAACTCCTGCATCTCAGGAAAGCGTGTGGCTTCCAACGCTATATAATCAGAAAGCATACTTCTGTACAGCGCATATGCTTCTGAGGAATTTAGGCCGCCATCTTCACCTCGTTCGACCAACGCTCTGGCGTAAGCGTTCTGCGCCACCAGTACATCCGGCACCAGCACCGACGTGCTGTCCGTCGACAATACCGCCTGTGGAACCGTTAAGAAAAACTTAATGGTGTACACACCGTCAGGCCGGCCCCACAGTTGCACTTTAGCGTCGCCGCTGTTGTCAACACCTTCAAAGCAATACTCGGTAGGCACGGCGTTTACAAACGGCTGAAGGTTCTGCTTTCGCCGCATGTCGCCCACCGTAATGTTGCGCATGACGACGTTGGATGTCGTGTTCAACGGATCGCTAGAGACGCGGAATTTCTGACCCGCGCCGGTCAACGCATACTCGTAAACACTTGCGGAAGTGGTGACAGTGACTTCAGTGCCGAGAGCGTTCCAGTCGTAGGCGTCCTCGATCTGGCGCTTGGAGTCGTTGACAAATTTGCCGATGAGCTGAGAGTAGGTCGTCAGGTTGACCGTGGTGACGGTCTGCTCCCGCAACCGAAGTAGCACATCGTTGACGAGTTCTAAGTAGGTCATTTGCTTTTCGCCTTATTCCTTGCGGAAATAGCTTTAGCTTTTGCCTTTGCGTCCGCCTTGGATGATGCGCCCCACGCATTCAAAGATAACAACAGCCTTGTCGGCTTGCCATCTTTACGCTCTGGGCCGGGCATGTTGCCCATCCTGGCGAGAAAAGAAGCTCGTCTCGGGTTATCGCCAGTTTTGACCGGCGCTTTCAGGGTTCCCCCTGTTTCTGCATTATAAGACGCCCGACCCGTGGCATTCAAGCCGCCCTTTGAATTCTGACCGGCTTTACGTTGCCACGCGGGTGTCTTCATTTTTTCCTCGGTTTGACCGTTTTAGCTGAGTCCTTAAACGCCTGCGCAGTCGGCGCGCCTTTGGTGCCCGGCTTTCTCATCTTCTCGCCGGAGCCCGCCGCAATCCGTTTGCGCTTGGCGTTGATGTTGGCGTACAGGCCGGCCTTCATTTTTTGGCCTTTTTCTTAGCCATGCCGGCCATGCTTAGACCAATCGCAACCGCTTGTTTCTGCGGGTAGCCTTCCTTGCGCAACTTGCTGATCTTGGCCGAAGCAGCTTCCTGCTTGCCTTTTTTCGTGTATGGGTACTTCTTTCCGTCGACCATTGGCATGATGTCACCCTTTAAAAAATAAACGATCTGCAACAAAAGTCATAACACCACCCACGGTAGACGCGATTGACATGCCAACCCAAAACCCACCTTTGGACTTGTTGGCCATCTCCAGCAACTGCTTAATGTCACTCCGCATGGCGTGAACCTCTAGCTGAAGCGCCTCTACCTGCGCCTCTAGTTTGCCGAATTCTCTTGGATCAATTTCTGACATGTTCTTTCCTTGGCCGACCGGGACGGCGCGCGTACTCGGGCGGCGTCATAGCAAGCTGTCTGGTTTCATCCTCCACGGGGGCGTCCTCATCAACACGGACGTATCCAGCGTGGCCTTTCATGCTGTCTATATCGTGCTGGAGCGTAAACGTAACAGTTTGCCCGCTTTGCAAACAGCGGAATGTCGCGGCCATGTTGCCTCCAGAGGTAAGTTCGGGGGCCGAAGCCCCCGGGTATTACGCCAACGAACGAACGACGACCAGACGAAGCGTAGCGGAAGCCAAATCGACTGTACCGCCAGTTTCATTCTGGAAACGGATGCTGACCGTATCGGCTGCGCTGACATACGCAGTCACGATCAGACCCGCCACGTCCACGGCCAGCGACGCGCTCAACACCATGTCGCCCAAGGCAACGCCTGGGACAGCTACGGTATCGGTATCGCCTGCGCCGTCAGACAAACTGTCGGCGTTTAGCGTCGCGCGGACTAGCCAAGTGTTAGTGTAAAGACCGCGAAACTGGTCATTGCCAGCACGGACGGTCACGGAAGTAGCGTTTGCCATGATGTTCTCCTAATTAGGTTAAAGACCCCCGGCTTTCACCGGGGGCGTTCAATTAGGCTGGAACAGCCAGAGCGAATGCCGAGGACGAGAGAGCTGCGCCAGTGGTAGCCGCAGTACGGATAGCCTTGACGCCGTACAGGGTGTCAGCCGTGAACAGGGTACCGAGGTATTCCTGCTTGTACTGAGTCTGCGAACGGATCGCCATCTGCTCAACCAGCACCATCGAATCGCGGTGACCCATCAGGCAGATACGGTCAGTGCCCGAGCTACCAGCACCGAAGTCGGCGTTGGAGGTGACGAACACTGGGATGCCGTACAGGTTGCCGATCTCACCGTTGCGAATCGCGCTGCCGTCACCGACAAATGCCTGTTCGGTGTAGCGAGCCAGACCCATCAGGGTGTTGCGTGACGACGGCGGGATGATGAAGAAACGACCATCCATTGGAGTGTCGTTGTCATCCAGACGCTGGATGGTGCGACGGATCGCAGCATCGGTCAGGGCAGCAGCGTTTGTGCTGGTGCTGTTGTACGCGGTGGTGCCGTCCGAGCCGATAAAGGCTTTGGTGGTGGTGTTGCTAGTAGCGTAGTCGTCAGTACCAACGGTCGCACCGTTGAAAGCGCGGCCGAGACGAACCAGATCGGTGTCCACCTGACGAGCCAGCGCGTAACCAGCGTCGGCAGTGTAGAACTGACGCAGCGAGTTCAGGGCTTGGGCTTCGACGATGTCTTCGATCAAGCGGCTGTACTCGTAGTGCTTGTTGATCGATACCTGGACTTCGGACTCGGTTGCAGCGATCAGGGTGACTGCGTCGGTCGATACTTTAGCCGATGCAGAGCCGCGGGTCGGTGCTGGGATGTGGACGGTGTCACCCTTTTTGCCACGGAAGTTCATCTTCATGACCAGGTTGGCCAGAACGAGGTTCTTCTTGTAGGCGGCAACGATTTCATCACTCCAAATTTCTGGAATGAAGGTTGCTGCTGTTGTTGGGGTAACGCTATTTGCTGGGGAAAAAGCAGTATTTGCCATGTTTAGCTCCTAGAGGTCAAAAGGTTACTTGACCCGCCCCTCTTGATACGCCGCCATGATTTCTTCAGACAGTGCGTCATACCGGGCTGGGTCGGTCATTTTCAGCCGAATAAGGTCAGCACGTCGGTAAACCCGTTTTGAACTCTCCCCGGTACCTCCACTGTCGACTTGCGCGGCTTTCATGGTCTGCTGGCGCGCGGCAGTTGCCTGCTGCTTGACCTGTTCACCCCGAATACTGCGCAATTCCTTGTAGGTACTAAACAATTCATTCGCCGAATCAAAATCTGCTCTAGCGTCAGCCTTTGCAAACAGCTCGATGCGCACTGGGGAAGATTTCACCCAGTTCACAAAGTCCTCACTATTGATCAACTGCTCATAGTCAGGGTGCGCTTGCGTCAGCTTTTGCTTCGTTTGCAACAGTTTGAACTGGGCGCTTGCTTCGCGAGCGGCCAGAACATCCGGGTGCGTCTCGATCGTCTTGTGAATTGCCGTTTTAGGGTCTTCAAAGAAGTCTACTTCCGGCTCTTCTTTTTCAACAGTCGTTTGCCGTGCCCCAAGGTTTTGCTTGATCAGCTCGTCGGCCAGTTTCCGCACTTCCCCGACTTCCTGCGCCTGTCTTCCGATCACCTTTTCGGCCTCTTGGTGCATCTTTACGATGTCCTCAAGCGACTTATTTCGGTACCGATCCGGTAATTCCGGCTTAGACTCCGCTACTGCGTCGGGTAGTTTCGCTTCCTCTGCCTCTAACTCGCTAGGCATCTCGGGTTCATTGTCAATCAACATGTCGTGGTTCCTTTTCCTGCCATCTTTTGGTTCCCAGGATTAAACATGAACGGGGCAAAAATGCTTATCCGTTCGCTTTGCGCTCCGATTCTAACTTTTCACGATGTTTCTGGTCAAATCGATGATACGCCGTCGGAAAATGACCAGACCACCCTTCAAGGTTAAAGTGCGGAGCAGAAATCGTGCGGCGGGCTGACTTGCCACACTTGCAACTCACTACTTGCTGCTCAAAAGTTGCCAATCTTTCAATTAATTCGCCGCTTTCGCAGAGAAATTCATACATCCTGCGCATTTAAGTCCTCGTAAGCTTGTTCGCTGACCGATTTAAGGTTTCTCAGCCAAGTCAAGATAGACAATTCGCCTTTCTTAAATTGTAAGTCTTTCTCGCCGTCAATGGTAGAAATATCCTGCAACGTCGATATGATCTTGTCAATGTCCTCCAACAGGTCTTTCCAACCAGGTGTCGCCATCATGGAGAACCGTTCTTCATAGTATTTTTGCAATTCAGGCGTCATAGCATACCGATTTGTGATGTCGTCAATGCGCTGATTTGTGCGCTGGTTAATCCATCAATCTGGGTAGACTCAAGCACAGGCTCGGCCTCAACCACAGTCTCCGGCAGCGGGTACTTGACCCACTCCTCACTAGACTGTGACCAAGACCACTTGTAGCCTTCTTCATCAGCAGGTTTAGGATCACGAATAACCCACCCCGGTGGATACCACCAGACCACCTCTTTGCCCTCAGGTGCAACAGGCTCATCAAGCACTTCAATCCAACCGTCTGTGCCATCTGTCTCTGGCTTTGGAATACTTCCGTTCTTAGAGTACATGAGTCACCTATTGCAAAGCGAAAGCTGAAGTCGGAGCCGTAAAGTTGGCTGTGTAACGCGCTACTCCGTTGGTAATTCGAAGGTCATCTAAAAAGCC